AAAGGGTAGGACTATCCTGTTGTACAGTTATCTGTACATATGCCCCTGCCTGTCCAGCCGTTCCTACGACAGTTACTCCAGTAGTAAACTCTGTGCCGCTGTCGTGTGTACCGTCTGCAGTAAGCGAGAACTTTAGAGGGTGATTTGAATTTGAGCTATCGGACTGATCAAAGCGATACTGAATTGAAGGTGACAGAGAAGCCTTCTGAGCTTCCGTACCATCTAGGTAGAATTTACCACCAGAAGCAGTGACTGCTATTGTGTTGTATGCTAGTCCAAGGTTAGCTACTGAGGTAGCTGCATTATTAACGTCACTCAGGTTATTAACTGCAGTGAGGGCAGAACCTGCGTCAAAGACTGCAGTAGCAAATGCAGTACCATTAAATACCTTTAGACTATTTATAGTAGTATTATAGTAGATGGCTCCTGTAGTTACCCCACTAGTAGAGGGATCAGAAGAAAAGCTACCTAGAAAGAGGGTTACTACCGTATTCTTAGAAGAAAGAGCTATACTTTCAGAAGAGGAAGCATTGTTCTCTGATACAAGGGCATTGGCTGCACTTGTAGCCGCTGCAGCGGCAGACGTAGAGGCATTAGTACTTGAACCAAATAGGTTATCTACATACGCCTTATTTGCACTATCTGTGGATACCGTAGGAGTGGCAACTCCTGATACCTTATTGCCGCCAAGGGCAATGTCTCCTGTCATAGTGCCACCAGCTAGGCCCAAGAATGTTGTATCAGAATAATTCTTAGTGGCTGGGTGAAGAGGTTGAGTAGGGTCAGCCGACAGGATTAAGTTACCTGTCATTGTACCACCAGCTTTTGGTAGTTTTTCACCTATGCTGGTTGTTATAGTTGTACTGAAATTAGCGTCATCTCCTAACGCTGCAGCCAGTTCATTGAGGGTGTCTAAAGCTGCAGGTGCAGAGGCAACTACATTGGCAACTTCTGTATCAACATATCCCTTAGTTGCAGCGTCATTAGTATTTGTTGGAGTAGTCAGGTTAGTAATAGTATTACTAGTACCTGCATCCATATTCAGTGTGCCGTTAATTGTAACGTCATTGAATTGTGAAGTACCAGAGGTGGCGGTTACATTTGTATTTAAGGAGCCACTAGAAGTTAGTGATCCATTTAAAGTAATGTTATTAAAAACGGATGTACCAGTAGAGGTTATATTACCAGCTACGTCACCAGTTACTCCACCCACAAATCCACTGTTAGCCGTGATCTGAGTACCTGTAATAGTAGTAGGTGAGTTACCGCCAATTACCGCACCGTCTACCGTACCACCGTCTACGTTTACTGTGGGAAATGTACCCATGCCAGTAGTCGTTATAGTGCCTGAGTTTATTGTAGTTGCACTTACTGTAGGAATAGTAGCTGTACCAGATAGATACATATCCTTGTAGCGGTTAGATGTTGTACCTACGTCTACAGTGTTGGTTGTCTCTGGATGAAATTTTGCACCGTCACTGGCTACAACTTCATTCCACAATGCTGCATTACTAGTATTATTTACACAGATGAATATTCTGTCATTAGCGGTATTTAACCATACAGACCCTACCGCATAACCTGATCCACTATCGTCTGTAATTGTAGGATTACTAGAAGCAGAGTTATTATTTCTGCCCCCTGTACCACCGTGTACTGCAGGTAAGTATCCAGACAGAGAAGTTGCTAGTGGGATAGGTGGGGCATCACCAGTAGCCCCTGTATGTCCATGACCAGTTGAAGCGTTGAAGGCTGCGAGTAGTTGGTTAAATTCAGCATTTAATGGTGGAGCCGTGATATCCGCACCATTCTGAATTTGGCTAACGGATTGGCGTGTGTAACCTGCCATAGTCTATCTTCTCCCCGAAACCGAAAATTCAAATACTATCCCTTGGATCGAATAAGGCTGCGATTGCCCAATAGTCACAAAGGTAGCTCTTGTAGAAAAACCTGATCCTTGAATGTCTGATGTAAGGATTGGCTTAGAGTTACCGCCGTAAAGTACATTGGCATCTCCGTAATCTAAATTTAATTCGTTATATACAACTGGACCACCTGCACTGGACTGAACATATTCAGAAGGTCTGCTTGTGGAATAGTCACCCCAATCGTAGTCTACGTTTAGGTAAAATTCTGTTGGACCTTCTGCCCTTACAAACGTATTTACTTTGCGAATAGTTTTACGAACTTCCGTATCCCCAAAGTCTAAATAGGGAGTGCTGTATACGGCGATAATGTTATTACCAGCGAAGTTGTTTCCTTTTTCTTGCTGGTAAACTTTTCCATCGTAATCGCCGTGTAAGATATGCTCTTCCGTACCAATGTATCCTGACTCAGTAACGGAAGCTCTTATCCCTGTTAGCTCTCCAAAAGACCAATTAATGCTGCCTTCTTGGTCATATAAGCCACCTATAATTCCAGTACTATCTACTTGGTCTACCGTAGAATCTCCTACAAAGAAACGTACCTGAGATTTACTTCTAATAACTACGGAATTTAGAGTATCCATGTTATTATTTTTAATAAGATTTACGAGAGAAACTTGTATAGGTTTGCTTACAGTTTCTAGCTCTACGTCACCAATTTTAGATGTTGAGGATACAGGTCTAAAACCATCTGGTGCTAGGAAGAGTAGGTCACCTGCAATTTCTACTACACTATCTCTGGCTATGCAGCCTACGTTATTGGTAACATTCTCTTCGGTAAAAATTGTTGCTGGTGGGGTTGCATTGGTTCTAGTGGTTACTATTTTCTTTATGCCATTAGTACCAAAAACGAATAAATTATCACGAAAAGGTTTTATTTGGACTACATTAAATGCTGGATTTACTGTCCCACCACCAGCCGCTGAAGTCCAAGTATACGGATCACTAGGCGCAGAATGTCTTAGAGTAGCCCTTGAAACTAAATCGCCACCTACCCATAGATGTTTTTGATATTCTCCTACAATAGAAGGGGCATCTACTAGCTGATCTCCACCTGCAGAACTAGTGCCACCACTGTTTGCTTGTAGTAATTCATACCAGTTTAATCCATCGAAGACTAACGCAGGGTTTACCCCATCTACAAAGCAAATAGTAGAGCCGCTGCCCCAATCAAACTGTACATGGCGTAACTTATCTACTGAGCGACTGCCTATAGTCATAGACCTTGCAGGTGCGCTCGTAATCTCTTGCCAGCCACTGAAGGCAATAAACTTATAGAATTTGTATGCGTTAGAGCCAGTTACTTTTCTAGCAGCAATAACATATGGATTACCAATATGCTCATTTTTATAAATAGCTAGGCCAAGTACTTTACCTTCACATGCAGTACCGCCAACAGTAGTGTTTATATCACCAAAATGTGTGTACCCTTCTAAGCGTCGATACCCACCATAGAGGCTAGGCTCAAAGTTTACTAAGCGAGTAGCTGCACCTGACTTATTGTCAGATAAATCTAGGTGGTTTTCATTAGAGTTTAGTCCACCAGAGCATACCAACTTATAGGACTCAATGGTATCTGCCATTAAAAGGCCACCCTCGTATCCCTGATGTACTCAAAGTTATTTATGAATAAAGTCTGTAAATCTTTGAGGCCAGCTTGGAAGGCATTTAATGCTGCGCCTGTAGCTTCAAGATTATCCTTGAACATATACATATGATACAACGCACCATCTACAATTACGGTATCAAAGCTCTGAGGTATACGAGTTACATCGCTGAATAAAGTCAGGTCTGTGTAATTCAAGTAATACCTAAACTTCACAGAGTAAGCTGCGTTTGGAGAGGGGGTAACTCCAAATCCATTACCATGTGAGGGAAATACTTTTTCGGGGATAGCCCTGCCAGATGACCCAGCCGTATAGTCGGCATCTCTGTGGGAAGCATACCACTCATCTCGCTCCATGTAGCCTAGAGACTTATAAGCCGCGCCTAGACTGTCATTCTTCTGTAGTTGGAAGCTGTTCCAATCCACCTTCTTAAAGGCAGTGGGCCATGCATATTCTGCCTGACCTTTAGTAAGTGTCTGAGTAAATTCTGCAGCATTGAAAGGCCACTCAAACTCAGCCTGATTAATCTTTGCTATAGCTGCTTTAACTGCGTCTTTAACTAAAGACTGCACACCTCTGGTATTAGGAAAATCAGCTTCTGGTATCTCCACCTCATTTAAGCGGCGAAGTACTTGATTGCAGAGCGTGATGTAATTTGAGGCCATTAAGCAACAGTCCTAAAAAGAGTTAGAGGGCCAGCTTTTGCCAGCCCCCTGTATTTAGTAAGTGTTATGCCAAGTTATAGTTAGCAGTGAACAACGCCTCTGGGCGAAGTATTTTCCTAGCATATAACTGCATGCCCCTGACTATGTCAGCGAAGGTAGTAGGTGAACGGAAAGTCTCTGTCTTAGAGATTTGTTCCGCTGTAGCTACTGCACTTGCATGACCAGCAACTAGCACTCCGAAATTTGTCTCAGAGCCAGCCGATGCAGCGGTTCCAGCACCAGTTCCTAGATAGGGAAGGTTGTTGGACTTGTAGATTTGGAATCCACGAAGAG